AGCTATACGTTTAGATTGTTTAGCATAGTCTTTAACAAAATTATAAACTTGTCTACCATCTTTAAAACCTAGTTGAGCATTAGAAAATCCTATAGGTCTTAATATGTTTTCAACTATAAACTTGCCTAGTTTAGTAAATACATTTTCATCGTATGCAATATCTCCTTTAACAACTCCATCAACTAAAGCATTAAAATATTCTTCTGCATTAGCATCGTTTACACTAGTAACTCCATAATCATCTTTTAGTCTTTTCTCTACTACTTGTAGTTCCTTGTTTGTTAAAGAGTTTTTAAATCCTTGTACAGTTTCAGAGGCTACGCTTCCTAGTTGCTTACCAACCACGCCGTGAAGTAACTCATGCTGTCCAACTGAAATATCTCTAAGATTTTTAGCAGCTTCTCTATTTATGTATATATTACCATCATTATCTATGTAACCAGAAGTGCCTTTAAAACCTGCATCATCTTGCTCTCCTAGCTCTTTCATCTTAGCTTCAAACTCTTTAGATGAGTTAAATTCTGTAAAAGACTTACCAGATGCCTCAGTTTTTTCTCTAGCTTGCTCTAATCCCGCTTCAAATGCTGATTCAAAGTTATATTGTAAACTAACAGCTTCTAATTGTTCATTTATCTGAGTTATATCTTCTCTTTGTTTTTTTACAATAGCTTTATCAGTTGCTTTATCTATTTGTTTTTGTAAAGCTTTTTTTCTCTGTAATAAAGTATATGCTTTTTTCTCCCCTTCAATAGTTAAACTCATATCATCTAACTCTCTCATTACGCCACCTTGCTCCTTTAAATCTCTCAATATTGTATTAGCTTGTTCTTGAGTCATAGGATCATTAGGGTCCATTACTTTTAATTGTAAATGTTGAGAATAACCTTCTTGAAAACCTTTATTAAGCGTAAAGCCTTTAGCCATTCTATATTGGCTATCAGATATTTTATCCATTGCTTTAGCTTTACTAGCTTTATAACCTGCAGATATAGTTCCAATAGGTCCACCTGCTAAAAAACCCATAGCTCCTGCTCTAACCACATTTGACATGGTTATTTCTGTAGCCATTTTATCAAATACTTCTTTTTCTTTCCAAGCGTTAACACCAGACTTAATAGACATAGTAGCTATTTCTTGAGCTGCTTCAGTTACAGCTTCAGCACTACCAGCTTTTAAACCAGCTTTAGTTAAAGCATATACACCTGTTTCTAATCCTTCTTCTATTATTTCATTAGTAGCTTTTTTAATAGCAGCTTTAGATACTTGTTTACCCGCTAGCTTACTCATTACCTTACCTAATATACCTTTTCTAACTACTGAACTAATTCCCTTAGCACCAACTCCGCCTATCATACCGCCAAAATAACCACCAGCACCTTCTATAGCACCATTAACAACTCCTATTGTTGTAGCTAGACCAAACCTTTCTTTCATGGATAATCCTTCAAAGTCTTCACTCATCATCTCTTCCATTTCTCCACCAGCTATAGATAATCCCATTAAAGCACCATAACCAACGGCACCTGTTCCAGTTAATCCTGCAGCTAACATCATACTGCCCATTTCGACCATAGAGGTATATACTCCACCAGCAACAGTAGAATTAAACTCTTGTTCGTATTCATTAGTTACATCAGCTCCATACTTTTCAGTTATTTTAGATATAGCCATTTCAGCCTCCCTTGCTAAGGCTTTTTTACCCTGTTCTGGATCTTCACTCCAATACTTTTCAATATCATCTTCTTTTAAAGCTAACATGCCTCCATTAAAATAAGATGTTATTTTATCTCCAACGCCTAGTATAGTGTTTGCTGTTATACCAGCTATATTGCCTTTTTCAGCTTCTACTACATACTTTTTAGCATTGACTATTTGAAGTTGTGCTTGTAGAGGTTGTATTTGGCTACTGTACATGCTACTTAACCTTTTATCAGTAGCTAATATATCTTGTTCTGTTTTAACTAGTAAAACTTTTCTTTCTGCAATTTCCTCATTAGATAAATTACCTTGTTTTATTTCGTTTTGTAATTTTTGTAAATCTAATTTGTAAGTATTAAATGCCGCTTGATTCTGAAAATATTGCTTGTTAACATCTATTAATTGGTTGTTTAATTTTTGTGTTTCTTCTTTAACAATATCAGCATCGTAAATTGCATCAAAGTTTTTTACTACATCATCAGAAACTTTTTCTTCTTTAAAAATATTAGTGACCCAGTCCCAATCACCTTCACCTTTTTCATCTTTAGCAATTTTTTCCATTGCTGCTACATCTAAATCTCCATTAGCTATAGTAGCCATCTTCTTAATACTAGTAGGATTATAATTACCTTTATTTAAATCTAAAAAACTTTTTAATTTAGCTGCTTGTTCTTTATCGCCAGCATTAGTCCAATTATCTAAAGATATTTCCGTTGCTTGGCCATTAGGTGCATAAACTTTTATATTGTCTCCAATACCTGTTTCTTCAAAAGTAAAACCATAATCACCATACAAATTGTTTAAAGTACCATAAACTTGTTCTTCTTCGTGGCCTACAATTTTAGCTCCAAGATCTCCATCTAATACACTAGTAGGTATTTGACCTTGTTTAACACTAGATAAAGCATTAGATAAATCTTTATCATATTGCCCTAATTTATTATCATATGTAGAGCTTTCATCAAAATTTCTATAACTAGCTATTCCACCAGCTGCTGTATTGAAACCAACTTCTTTCTGAGACTCTAAAAATTCATCAAAAGATTTGTCTCCTGCTAAAATTCTTTTACCTTCAACACTTATGTTGTCCCACTCTCCAGATTTACCTAATTCAAAATCTGAATCTTTAAGTTTCATCCTAACTTCAGTAGGTAAATGATCAAAAGACTCTATTAATAAAGCTTTGTTAGGATCGTAGCCAGAAAGTTTATTTTTAATTCTATCTCTATACTTATCATCTGGATTAATTTCAACAACTTCTTCTACAGCTTGATCTTCAGTAGTCGTATCAATAGTGCTAATAGACTCTCCATCACCTGTTTCATCTTCTATTTTTTCTACTATAACAGCGTCTGGATATGTAGACATAAAATCCGAAAAATTACTATCATCTATGTCATGCCACAATTGACCTGTGGAATCTCGCATTGTATATTTTGGCATAAAATTTTATTATTAATTAGTTACAGTACCTCCACCTTGCTGAGTAGGTTGACCAGCTTGACCAGGTTTTCCTTGATTTTTAAAAGATTTAGATGGTGAATTTGCATTTACACCTTGATAATCAGGGTTTAAATATCTTCTTCCTTTATAATTAAAAAATTGTTGATCAGAGCTTGGCTTTGGCTCTACTGATTTATAAGCTTGTTCTGCAGCTTGAGACCTTCTTTGAGAATATATAGTTTGTTGATCTAGGTTAATACCACCTTCATCAGCTAAAGCAGCTCTTATACCTTCAGCTGTACTAGTTCCTGGTATTACATCACCTTGCTCATCGATTATAGAACCTATAGCTAGTTTATTATCTTTAGCTAGTTTGTTAGCAAATTTAGTTTTTTCTTCTTTAGTGTCTAGATCATTATATTTTTCAAAGTCATCTTCTGACATAATATCTACTATGTAATTTTCATCAATAACGCTATAAGTTTTACCAACTGGGTTAACTTCAGTTAAAGCAGCTGCTATTTTATCAGGGTTACCAACTAGCTCATTAGATTTTTCAGCATATACATTATATCTTTGTTCTCTAGCTTGGTCAGTTAGATTTGACTTAGTAGCTCTACCTGATCCAGGTGCTTTGTATTTTCTAGTAGACTGTATCATCTTAATACCATCTGCAGCAGCGTTATCTTCTATAGATTTATTAGCCATCCATTTAGCAGCTTCATCTCTTTGCTTCTTAATATTAGCCTCTGTTTCCTCAGCAGTAGCTCCTTCAACGTCCATCCAGTCTGTGTCCTTACCCATCATATCAGCCCAAATGCTTTGCATACGTTCTTCGTCATCTAAGATGCCTTTAAATTGATTAGAAGTAACCATTGATTCAGCAGCTTTAGTTCTCTGTTCAGGCGTCATGAATTTAAGCGTAGCTTCTTGATCACCAATTTTCTTAGTTTCAAACATTACTAAATCAGCATTGTCTTTACCACCAGGCTTTACAGTGTTGTTATAAATACTTTTTAATGATTCAGATATATCAGGAACTGTTTTAAAATATTCTTTACCATTACTTTCTAAATTTAATAATTCGTTTATATTAATCATAGCAGCTTCTTCATCTCCTTCACCTGGCTTAAATAAACATAGCTGACCATTGTCGTCGACTATTTTTACATTACCACCTTGTGATAGAGCTAATAAAACTTCTTGCTGAGCAGTAGGCACTCTAGAGCTTATAGCACCAGGCTGTCCAGGTGGTATTTTTAAAGCTTCTTGCAATTGTTTTACTTGAGCCATTATAGGAACAACAGAATTTTTAAACTCAGTTACCTGATTGTTTAAGTAAGACAATGTTCTATTACCTTCCATTTGAGATATAGTACCGTCTTTTATACCTTGTTTAATTTTAAAATATTTTTCTGTTTGATCTCCAAAAAAATCGTTCATGTTTTGATCAAAAGTACCGTAACCAGTCTCTTTAATACCAGCAACTTTATCATACATAGCTCTTTGTTCAGTGTTTTGCTTTGCAAACAACTGCTCTTGCTTAGCTCTTTCAAGTTCATTTCTAGCTATTATAGAAGCTGTATTTTCTCTCATAATTTGAGAAACACTTTTTTGTTTAGCTATATAATCAGCAAATAATTGATTAGTTTGTTGTTGAGGATTAGCATATGCTCCACCGCTTCTTGAAGCCGTGCCACCTTTACCTAATGCTTGTCCGTAATTTTGTATTTTTGCCATAATTTATTTATTTAACCGAATAACCCTGGCCCACCTGTCATTGCTCCTGGCCCTGTTAAACTTGATGCCATGGTGCCCACAGCGCCTATCATCTCTTGATTAGCTGCCATTTTAGCATTACGAGCCATCATTTCTCTAGCCTCAGCATTGTCTTGCTGTGTTTGTAGCCTATCCATTTTAGTAACATCTCTAGCTTCTTGAGTTTCAAATTTATAAGCTTCACCTTGAGCCTTAAGCTGTTGCACTTGATTAGCACCTTCAGCTCTAGCATCGTTATTAGCTTTCTCTTGTTTTTGTATATCAGCAGAAATACCACGTTTAGATTCTAAAGCAGCTCTTGCTAAAGCAGTTGCACCACCAGCACCACCACCTGTTTGCATAATAGTGTCTAGAGTATTAGCTAAAGCAATATCAGCCTCTTCAGCTTGAAATTTAGAGGCCTGTGTAGCAACGCCTAAGTTTTCAAACTCATTAGCCATATTTTCGTAAGGATTAATAACTTCTTGTCTGTTTTTTTCAATTTCTTCTAAAGCAGTTTTAGCATCATTAGCTTTTTTTGCCTCTGCTTCCATTTGTTTTTTAGCTTCGTTTTTCTTTACTTGAGCACCTACCATACTGGTAATGCCACCTACCGCTGCTGTTATTGCTAGTGTTGTTGCTACTGCCATATTACAATACTTTTGTTAATTCATAAGAGGGTTTAGGATCTGCCTTCCACCCTAGTTTTTCATGTGTTTCTATTAGTCCTTTATGTTGCATTACTGCAAATAAATATTTATAATCAAGAGATTTAACTAAGTTTTCAGCACCAGTTATAAGAAGCTCTATAGCTTGTTTTCTGTCGCTTTCTCTATACTTTGGATTAGATACTATCCATTCTAATAAAGCTGTCTTAGAATTAGTTAAATAAATAAATCCAGCTACTACTGGTGTGTCATTTATTTCTACTATTAAACCTCCCTTACCATTTTCTGGTAAAAAGTCTTTTACTGGCGCTTTCCATTTAGGCCAATTATCCCACCAAGATACTAATGTATCCCAGTCGCTGTCTGTAAGTCTACGTATATTCAATTTAATTTAATTAGATGATTGTACTTGATTAGAAAATACTGCAAATATTTGCTTAGATCCACCAATATCTGTTGATGAATCTGTTGATATTTTAACTGTTGCTACATATCCTTTTATACCACTAGTTGGATAACCACCATAAGCATCTGGTCCAAATACTACTTCACCAGCTCTTGCAGTGCTATTACTTTTTAAGTTAGCAACATATTTACCTTCTTTTAAATGGAAACCAGCTCTATATATTGGCTCTGTTAACGCCGCTGGATACTCATTACCAGCTGAGTCGTAAGCACCTTCATAGTAACTATTTACTATTACACTTGTATCAGTGTAATTTACATACCCTGGATTTGTGGTTCCTGGATTTATATAATTATCAGGAACTTCTTGTAATCCTTGTATATCAGAAGTAAAACTATTTGCTTGCCATCCGTTACTTCCTTCATAACCAACGGTTAAAAAGTTTTTATTAGTGTTTGGCATTGGATTAAATACAAAAGTTATAGATGATTGAGCCGATGCAGCACCATAAAATACATTTCTATTTTTAGGGTTATTATTAAAATAATGTTGGTATATTTCTCCACCGCTGGTAGTAAAAAAAGTATTTTTTAAACTAAACAAGTTGTTAGGTTTAAAACTAAAAAAGCTTGGCCAACCTAAAACACCTTCGTCAAAAGATAAAGTTTCATAAATGCTAGTTCCATCACTTAAAGTTCCTTTAGCTTTTTGTAATGACAAAGTGTATTTACCATCGTGTATGTCCCATCCGCCAACTATTCTATCTTTTTTAAAACTTCTAAATATAATAGGCGAGTCGTTAGGTATAATATAAGATATTTCTTCTGACAACGCAACATAGCTTAATGCTGGAGCAGCATTACTATCATAACCTATAACGTAGCTATTAAATTCTATACCATTTATAATTAATTGAGATCCTATTTCTATATCAACAGGAGTTGTTATAGTAATATAAGGAGACGCGAAAACAGTGCCACCAGATTGATCATTACCATATACAGCCGAAACGTCTACAGCTTCTGGGTTTTCATTAATATTTTTTAATTCATCTCTAAAAAAGTTAGACATGCCATATTCTGATATTTCAGTCATGCCATCATGAGATAATCTAAGTATAGAACCTCTATCTTTATCAGCAAAGTATTTTCTAAAACCATATACAGCAAATGATTCTGGGTTTTTACTTATCCCAAACTCACCTCTATATGGAGTTATTTGACCAATAACAGTTCCTTGAGGTAATGTTTGAGTACCGCCTTCAGACGTGTAAATTTGATCTTTATCTATTAAAGCTCTATTTACTTTATCCTCTTGAAATACTATTAAGTTAGTGTCTTCAGCATATAACTTCTGTATGCTTCCTCTTTGTGGATCAACAGCTTTGGTTATAGCTTCACCTACTGAAAAAACATTTGTTTGATTTAATCCTGTTCTAGAATTATAAACTCCAGAATATATCAAAGCGTTAGGTCTTGCTTCTTGTTTGTTATTTTCTTCTTTTAAATAAGATTTAGCTCCAAAACCCACTGAAACATTATTGTAGCCACCTTGGTATCTAGACTCTTCTACAAACCAATTTTCTGCTTCATCAAATGGATAAGTCTGTATAATAGCAGTTGGTGGAGCGGTTTGGTATCTTTGTGTCTTACTTCCGCAGCCAGATGGATAAGTAGGAAAACCAGTAGGATTCCAAACAAGTCCAGGGAAATTAGAACCTTGACCACCTCTATATTGTTGAGGAAGTGTAATTCCTGCATCTGGATCAGTGCCACCAGCATCGTAGTTATATGGTATACTACCTGTAGTTGGTGTTCCTAGATATATAGCTTTTTTTAACCAAAAAGTGTTATAATAAGATACTTCTATTGTATATGCCATTACTATTGAGTTAGTTCTATTTTTAAAGAGTAATAAGTTTCTCCACTTCCAGATATTCCTTGAGCATCTTGAACCTTTATTTTTAATATAATAGGTGTGTTTAAAGGAATTCCACTGCTAGGTCCATAAACTACAGGATCACTATCGGTTGACATTGTTAATAAACCTCCACTATCTATTAGTCTGAAAAAAGGATCTGTTGTTGAATTTTGAACTTTATTAACAACAACTTCTAAGTCTTGTAAATCTGGACCAGATGAGCCATTAAAAGGTTTAGTTGTTGATTGACCACTGTTAAATAGATCTATAGTGCCTAAAGAATCACCTATATGTCTAGGCCCTGGCGAAGATATATGTATAGGGTAAGTAACACTTCCTCCAAGCTGACCTAAAGTCCAAGTGAGAGATCCTTGCGATGGTATTGGACTTAAACTAGGATTAGTGTTACTTAGTAATAATTGTTTAGTAACTAAATTATTACCATTAGCTAATATTCTTAACGTTACATTAAAAGTTCTATCATTGCTATCTTGGCCCCAGTAAAAATATTGACTAGGCGATGTTGATCTAACTCTTAGTCTATATCTAAAACCAGTTGTATTAACCAACTCAAAAGGAACAGGAGAAATTACAGCGCCATTACCATTAGTAATACTAACCAACTCTATTGTTCCTACACTCATTAAAGTGTTGTTGCTGTCTACAGTTTGAAACTCAGGGCAAATCCAAGCACTTAGACTAGGTACTATACTTTCGTTAGCGGTTAAACTTATAGGTTCTGGATTAGCTACTGGCGTAGCAATATCAACACCTATACCACCGCTGCTTGTAGCGATTGAAGAATTTAAAGGTTTTATTAACCCAGAGGTCGTGGTTTCGTTATATATTTCTATTTTAGACTCAACAGGTTCGGTTTCAAATACATTTAAATTTTTTGAAAAAGTTGGTGCAATTGAAGTAGATACTCCATTTTGCAAATCAGGTGAAAAACCAACTAAAAAGTTAGTTTCAATTTGTGCAACAAACGGATTACTACTAGCTTCTAAATATAAAGGATCTATATATACGGTATTAGTAGTTGCAAAATTATTAGGATAAGAAGATTTTTGTGCATATTTTCCTCTATTAGCTGTCCACGGTCCAAGATCATTAAATGATACTATAGAGTTAACTGTAAATTCGTTTTTTTGATAAACTTGAGAGGATTGAGATAACGCTAAAGATGGCAACCATGAAGCGGGATGATTAGTAGGTGATACTATATATTTAGTAACTACTCTAGGGTAGAGCAGTGTTTCACTACCATATATTTCTTCTGTAGGGCCTACGTCCGCTAATTCTTTTGGAACTTTGTTTATGTTGTCACCATACAACACTATATTACTTACGTTGTTAGCTCTTTTATAAGAAGGTTTTGCTGGCGTGTTTAAAGTCCCGTCACCTACTTCACCTGTAAATACTATCTTGCCTGAAGTAGCACCTGGTACATATACATTGTAATATTCTTGTTCTAACTGTTGTACTACAACCTTGTATGTTAAATAACCTAATGGATTTAAAGGCGTACTTCCAGAGTGTATTCCGTTAAATATACCTGGATAACCATTTGTTTTGCTAGTAGGTATTATGTCACTAAAGCTTATTTTTAAATTATTACCTGGCCAATTTAAAGTGCTAACTAGGTTTTCGTATGGCGCGTATACACTAGATTTTTCACCAGCTAAACCTAAACTTATAGACTCATCTCTTAATATAACATTAGAAGACCTACCATATCTGTCTATTAAAACAATACCTACTTTATATGATCTGTTTTGTTTTAGTGTATGGTTTATGTATTCTTTTCTGCTGTAACTATAGCCTCCAGATAAACTACCTATAGCTTTTTTTTCGCTGACGCCTAAGTAGTAATTTAAGTTTTCAGGAGAAGCGTGATTTTCTATAAAATTTCCATATATAATTCTATTGCTTGCTGTAGCTTGAGCAGCAGCTCTAATAGGAACTTTATCGTGGACTCTAGTAGAAGCAGCATCTGGTAAAGTTTTAAATGGCTTAAAAGATTCATAACTGTATGAATAGTATCTATCAGTATTAGAAGTTAATTGATCTTCCACTATTATATCATCTACTACTTTTATAGCTATACCATCTGATTCTTTAGCTAGTATTTGTATTTCTGTTACTTTAAAGTTGTTAAAAAAATCACTTTGAACAGACCCAGCAGTTGGGCTAGCTACATCAATACTATACCTAGGTGGTAAATCTATTTTAAAAGTTGCACTAGTAACTTGGTTTTCCATGAACTTTACAATACCGCTGTCAGCAGTATCTTTTTCGTTTCTTTGAGTTTCTCCACTATAGCCACTATCTAAAAAATAACCAAAGTTTTTTGGTATAAATAAAGATTGAGTAAAAGGAGCCATTAAAGAATATTCGCCATCGTCATATTTAAACCTATAGCTAAAACTTACAAATTTATCTTTTAAATATTCGTCATCGCCGTCAAAATCTGCATTGTAATAAGGGTTAACTTGTTCAAATTGAATAACATCACCAGCCTCAAAAGCAGCTGTGCCTGATTCTATGTATTTAGCAGCTGCATTACTAGCTTCTGTTACAGCGTTAACACCTGTCATACCAGATCCTATTGGATATTCAAAAGTTAAATTTTTTTGTGAACCGGTAATATTTGTTAATTTAAAATAACCTAGCTCTGGTTTATTTATATTTATAAATCTTGTAACTGGTGAAGTTGCAATGTCAATGTTTGCAAATTCTAAATTTACAGTAGAAGAAGATAAAGCTTGTACAACAGATGTTGAGTGCGAAGGTAGATATTCAGATATATTATCTTGCATTGTATTTTCATTGCTATTGTTCAAAAAAGATATTGGAGAAAAAGGAGCAAATTTAGCGACTGAAATATGGTCTTCGTTAAAGTAATATGTAGAATCTGCAATAGCTGTCTCTACGTTTATTTTTCTAGGTTGATTTCTATTGTCAGTAAAAAATAGTAAATCTTCTAAAAGATCTACACCTAACATAGGATGAGTTTTAGAAAAATTAAGAAAACTTCCTTCAACTAAAACACCAGAAGCTGGCGATGTAGAATTATTAAATGGACCTTGTATATATGCAATGTAGCATTTAGAACCAGGTATGGTTCCACCAGCTGGATGTGGCACATTGTCAACTGGAAAATTACTTAATTGATCTTGAGAAGAATCAACAAAGTTAGTAGCAAATATATATATTCTATCTTTATCTGTATCAACATAAGTACCAATAATTTCTGTATTAACAGCAAAATTAAAATTAGAATATTTTATATTCCCTAAAATATTTTCAACAACCCCTTCGTCTGGTCCTTCACTTTTACTTATAGATATATTTCTACCATCTCTATATTCGCCGCTAGGTAAAAGTCTTTCATCTAAGTCTTTGTTCATTTTAGACTTGACAAATACATTTCTTACTTCTGCCATATTAATGCTTTATCCATTTAGATTTACCTCTCATAGTTTGTATCATCTCACTTGGCTTCATATTGCTTAAACGTATTTTAGCATTTCTAAGCTGGGCTGATCTATCTCTTTTAAATCTTTGAACTATATATTCTTGAACACCTGATCTACCTGCTAATATAGAATATGCTATATGCATGTACATTGCTTCTTCTGCCATTTTAGGTACTTTAGTATCTAAGTCAGATGCTAAGCCATCAGATATGTATTCTAGTATTATGATTCTACCTTTTAAATCACTAGAAAAAGATATTACATTTTTTCTTCTGTCTATGTTAAACCAACCATTGCTTTGAGAAACAACTGGGTCTAAACCATATCTTCTTCCATAAGTTTCTTTTCTCCAATTAAAGTTATAAACATTAGCATCATAAAAGTATTGATCAAATTCACCTGTTATAAGTCTATCATTAGCACTTTCCCATCTAGTTCTAGTAATTGATTGAGCCGCTTCAGTGTTTTCTCCATATTTATCTTGAACAAAGCTACCGTCTTTTTGTTGTAGTGGTACAGATGTTGGATCTGTAGTTAAATTATTAGCTGGATATATAGGATGCAGCACACCCATATTGTCAACAAAAGACATCCTAACATAATTAACATAGTCTTGTGGTATTACAACAGAGTTACTCGGTGGTAAATCTAATTCTAAAGTTTTTATACTATTTAAAGTGTCATAGCTAAACTCTTGTAACCCTCTTTTAGCGTGAAATATAACATCAGTTCTTTTAACTAGTGGTATTAATTTGCCAACACCAGTATAAGCTATTAAAAAGTTATTTACTATATCATTTAATTTAATATATTCATAACTACCATAATTGTTCCATAGTGCTCCAGCTTTTAAAACAACTCTTACTAATGTTGTAGCTGAGTTAGCAACTGCTACACTAAGTGTTATAGTTTGTTGATTATAAGGAGGTTTAACAGTGTTATCATTTACTACTGCAATAGTACCAGCTATATAATCATTAAAAGTAACACCACCATCTGTGCTTACTTGAACGCCGAAATTAGCAGGTTCTGTTGATGTAGCTACAGTTAGTTTAGGTTCAAATGTACAAGTAAAAACAGTTTGAGGAGCTGCTGTAACTGCAAACATCTTTTCTCCTGCATAATACTCTTCGTTAGTTTGATTAATTAAGCTCATTTATTATTGTTTTTGATTTGCTCTATCTGCTTGTAGTTGACCTGATGCAGCTTGAACTATTTGAGGATCTCTTATAACTATACCAGCATACATTAATATAGCTAATACAACTTCTGTAAATTCAGAATTATGTAATTCAAAATCTACAGTTGGAGGCGTGTTAGTGTTGTAAATAAACTGACCTAAGTTACCTACTGTGTAAGCCCAGTTAATATCATCTGGAACTTTAATATATTGAACTGCTACATTAGCTGTACCAGCATTTGCGTTAGTATTTATAATATTTGGATATGCTTGCAATTTATTGTTTTCAAATAAGTATATAGGAAATTGCTCGCTTGGAGTTACTAGTGGAGATAATCTTAAGTTATAAAATTCTCCTCTATCTACTCTTTGCATTTCGACTGGTAGTCTGTTATTAGCTTCGTAAGTAACAGATCCCACTATGTGAGTAAGAGTTGGTAAGGTAAAATTGTTATCGGCAGGAACATAAGTAGCATTACCATCTCTTTTAAATATGTTCATCTTTTCATTTAGGTTCATTAACCTATTAGCGTAATCCACGTCAGTTTGTGGCATTCTAGTATATTGATTTAAATCTTCAAAATACTTTTCAAAGATTTCTCTTTGGACTTGCGTACCTATTCTATTAAACTCTTCAGGCGTCATATAGCCTCTTTGTTCTTTATTTAGTATAAGTAATACAGTTTTATATACTTTATTTACGCTTATTGCCATTTTAATCTTTTTAAAAAAAAAGGGTGGCGTAAACCACCCTAAGTTATAATCACTTGTTTATTTTAGTTTTTTCATTATTGAGTTGTAAACCTCAACACCTTCATCTGTTTTAAACCAAGCAGCCATTGCTGAGTAAGGGTTTTCATCAAAAGGAACTTTCATTAATTTTTTATTATTACTAGCCCATGAAAAACTTCTTTGATCACTAGATAATTGAACTATACCTGATTCTACTGATATAATAGCAACGTTTCTAAGTTCAACATTTTCATCTTCTGCTAAGTCTAGGAACAAGTTAGGGTTTCTTTTAGCAAATAATAATAAATCTCTTTTTAGTTCTTTAGAAGTTAAATTATTAACTTCAGATCCTATTTCTGTTCTTAATATAGCTTCTGCTTTGTCAATATCCATGTCATAGGCCATATTCATTGCAGCTATTTCTAATTCTAAACTATCATATTGATCTTCAGCTTCAACAACTGGATCAAACTCTGCAAATAGTAATCCTTTATGAGGATGTTTTTCTAAGAACTCTTGTAAATTTCTTTTTTCTTTAGGAACTATTAAATGCCCATTACTAAAAACAATATGTTTTAAAGTTGATTGACCTTGTTGCTCGTCAACAAATATTGATTTTTGATTAGTAGCATATCTTAATTCTCTTTCATAACCTTTTTCTGGGTCAAACCAAACCAAAGGGTATCTAGCAGAATGTTTGCTAGGTATAGTATGAGTTAGAGGACTTTTGTTTCCTATTAGATAGTAATTTCTATCTTTATATTCCCAAGTATCTTTTTTTACTTCAGGAGTTTTTACAGCTTTAGCTGTAGTTTTCTTTTCTTTTGTTTCCATAATATAATATAATATAATAATTAAAAAAGACCCCGCCAAAGCGGGATCTTATTATTTAGTTGTTAAACTGTAACAGCTATTCCAGGAGTAGTTGTAGCTACGCCTGACATATCTACAGCAACACCTCCACCACCATCAACTTTCTTGATAGCAGCTTTTACTCTTTTTGTAATCTCTACACCATTTGATGCTGAAGTAATTACAACAGAACTTAAAGCAGCGTTTCCGTAGCTTATAGTGCAAGTATTTGTAGCGCCAGCAATTTTTACAACGCCGTCTAAAAATACTACTTCTTCGATACTATTATGTGCATCTTCTATATATAATTGTGCCATTTTCTTATTTTTTTAAATGTTAATAATTAATTAAGCTCCTTTGAATAACACGAAGTTATTAGCAGCTTGAGTTACTAAACATCTTTCAGATAAGAAATTAACTTTCATAGCATCAAGATCAGAAGTATAAGCACCACCAACAGAACCAGTGATCCAAGACTTATAACGTCTGTCTTCAGTTTCAGAAGCTCTATATCTTACGTGTAAGAAAGGACGTCTGATATTTACACCCATCATTTGGTCATAAACAGTAGTAGTACCAGCAGGAACCATAACACCATCAATAGCATTATCTAACCCTCTAGTAGTAGCATCGTTTAAGTATTTCCAGTCAGTTTTGTAGAAGTCATAAGAACCTCTTCTAAATCCTGAAAATCCAAAGTTTAATGCCATATCTTCTTCATTGTCAAAAAGACCATAAGAAGCAGACTGAGTAGAAGCATAACCTCCACCGGCCATAGCACCGATCATGTCATCAAAATCCAAAGCAGTAGCTCTTGATAAGAAAAGCATGTTTTCTTCAATAGCACCTTGCTTGTCTAATTGCTTAAGGATAGCATCAAAATCTCCTAATGCACCAGCTCCAGGAGCAGCAGCTCCAGCAAATCCAGAATATACGTTACCTCTTGCTTCAATAGCAGCAAATAAACCTTCAGATCCTTTAACTACAGTAGCACCAGAGTTTCCGTAAGCAAAAGCTTCAGTAGCTCTACCACCAGTAGTATCATATTTAACTGCTTCAACCATAGACATTTCTAGGTAATCGTCAAATCTTAATCTTGTTTCAGACTCAGATTTTAAATACCATAAGTATCCAGATGTTCCATCTTCAGTAGCAACTTCAACCCAACCAATTTGAGCAGTATCAGATCCATTAATCTCAAAGTTGTCTTTAAGAATAATTGGTGAATTTGAAAACTGAGAAAATTGTGGCTGAATAGTTCCAGTCATTCCAGTAGAACCTTTAGCAAACTCAGAACCATATACAAATAATGAAGCAATGTTAGCTCCTTTTAATGTAGCAGGTAAATTAGCATAAGTAGTCTCATACAAAGAACAAGTTAACTCATCTTGTAATGTACCAGCTGAACTAGTAACGCTTTGTACTAAAGCTTTAGCAGTTACTAATCCTGTAGCTCTATCAGAAAGTAAAATAGATTGTCCAGGTCTAACAGCACCATTTGGAGCATCAGCACCAGGAGCAGCAGCAGCTAAATCTAAAGTAATTTTTATTTGGTTAGCTTGACCACCAACAGCAGCTGTAGAAGAATTCTTATACGCTACGTGTAATCTATTTTGCTCAGACCATACTACTTGATCAGATGTCATAGGCATTTCAGCGCCTACCATTCTCAAGAAACCACCTAAAGTTCGGTTTCCGTATCTTTCTACTTCCGCTTCGTAAAGCTCAGGTAGATATTGTTGCGCAAAATCATTAGCACCACCTGTAAAATCTAGGTAGTTATCGTTAAGTGCTAATCTTTTTTGAGCAGGCTTAATTTGTGCAGGAAAACTCCCACTTGTATTAAAACTCATTTTTTTATTTATTAGTTATTTTTTTTGTTGTTTTTATTTTTAACCTAGAGCTATCAACACCAGAAATAGCTTTTACTTTAAATCCACCAACATATACATCGCCTTCAGACGCTGGCGTCCTAGACTCTACATTTATGTTTTTAGATTTTGCAACTACATCTTTAACAGCATCGGCTTTACCTTGCTCATAAAAATGTTTTGCTATAGTATCTGCATTTTCTGCTGCGTAAATAGCTTTATGATAACCAACATGATCCTTTACACTTCCATCTTCGTTTAAGAACTTCTTAACAAAATGAGATAAGTTTGATTGGCTCTTAGCAACTTCCTGAGGGTTTGAAACTCCATATCTAAATCTTTTTTCTCCAACATTAAATTCAAAACCTTTGAATTCATCAGAGAACATTTGATTAGTTCGCTTTTCAAAATCAGCATGTTGCTGTGTTGCTACATCTTGCTCTTTGTTATATCTATTGAAAAAGTCCATTGCTTTCTGTTGCTCTTGAGTAACGCCCGGTCTCAACTTGATCTCGTCGTAATATTTACTCTTTGTTTGCTCTAGAAAGTTACGTGCTTTGGCAATTTCTTCTTTATAAGCTAGCTTTTTCTTTTTAATTGCTCGCTCTTCATCCACGTCTTCATCCCAAGAATAATTGTCTTCTAATATAAAGTCAACTTCTTCTCTGTCTAAATGTGGTTTAGTCTGTTTGTAATATTCTCTAAGTAAAACATCTTCATTAATGTTAGTATAGTCTGCATTTAATCTAACATAATCGTTAATGTCACCGCCTGTTTCTTCCATAAATGAAACTAGTTTTTCGATGTTTTCTGGTAAAGGCTTACCTGTTACCTTTTCATCTCTTATAGCTTCTTTTAATTCTTGTTCTACAATTTTAGTTTCTTCTTTAACTTCTTCTTCAGTTATTTCAGATACTGGACTTACACTTTCTTCGGTAGGTTTTTGTTCTTCGTGTGTTTCTCCCACTTCTTGCAGTCCCAGCTTTTGTTCTTCTTTCGTCTCATTAGACTGTAGCACAACTTTTTTTGTTTCTGGCTCTTGAACGGCATCTTTTTGTTTTTTACTTAAATCTAATTTTACTGTTTCAGTAGTTTTATTTAATTTCTTTGGTCTACCTACTTTTTTCTTTAATTTTAAACCTTCTTTACCTTCGTCGGCAGGAGGGCCCTTTTCTACTTGTTTTGACATAATATAATATAATAGTTAATAAAAAATTATTGTGGAGCAAATTGCTCTAATCCAAATCCACCAAGGTTGTCATTACCTGCGGATTCAAAATTTGTTGGTAATAAATCATTTTTCTTTTGATCTATCATTTGACTCTGTTGAGTACCTATAAGTTTAGCTCGTTTATCTTTACGATCTTCTATAAAAGTTTCTTTATTTCTTTCAGCTTCACCTTTAGCTTGAGTTAACTGTATATTAAAATCAAATTCAATTTGCATTAATTGTCTTTTAATTTCAGCTTCTCTTTCCATACGTTGTATTTCAAATTGAGACTTACCTTGTTCAATTGATAAAGTTGTTTGAGCTAAAGCCTCTTGCTTTTGAACTTCTGCCATAGCTGTTCTTTCTGCAGTTTCTGCTTGAGCTTGTCCTTGAGCAGCTATATTAGCTTGTTGAGCTTCCTGATCTTGTGCTTGCTTTTGTTTTCTTCTTTGTTTTAGTAATTGATTAGCAAGTTTTAAATTATTGACTTGTCTAATATCAATTGCGTCTTCTAAGAATATCTGACCACTCTGTAGCGCTACTTGAATATTTTGCTCTAACTGAGCTTTTTCTTCTTCATCAGGTACTAAGTCTAAAAATATACCAAAGTCATACAAATGTAAGTTATATATATCCTCGAGCGTTCCTACGTTATAAGAACTTATACTAGACTTTAAAGCATCTCTAGTTAAATCAAATTCTAAGCAATCACCAACTCTAAGTGCGATATTTTCACATGTTCTTAATGTTAAATATAAACTTGCTTGAACTATATGTCTTGTAGCTGTATTAGAATTAGCAATAGCTAATTTTTGTAACCCAACTAAAGAATCACTAGCAGGTGTGCTTCCATCTCTAGCTTCATTAAGCCCGGTCACATCTCTTATCATTTGTAAATAATATTGATAAGTCTGTATAAGCCCTTGTATTTTACTCATACCACTAGATGTAGATAATTCTTGTATAGGCACTTTACCAGGGTTTTGACCACCGTCTTGAGTCATTGACCTACCAATAATACTACCAGTTTGAAAATACATATTTAATGCTTCTTGTGGATTGTAACTTGTTCCACTACCTAAGTCTATTTCTGCTAAACCATCAGCATCTAAATAAACACCATCAGGTACTATTCTAGACATTACTTGCTGAAGTTTTAGATGCGTTAATTGAATCATATCAGCAAAACCTGTTATTCTACTAACTAGAGATTCAATTCTGCCTTTATACATTCTAGGAGCACATATGTTATAGTTCATATTGACTTTAACTAAGTTAGATTCTGGTCTAGTCATATTCTTAGCTAACTCCCATTGTAACAAATTTTCATGTCCTAATATTTTAGCGCCAGAATACAATACTTCAATTGATCTAGACACTCTATCAAACTTATCACTGGCTGGTGGATTAAAAGCATCTGTTTTTTCTAAAGCTTTTTCTAAACCAGTAGCTGTTTCTTTTATTTTAAATACTTGTTCGCTATAAGTTTTGTATTCAAAGTATAAAACATAAACACTATTGTTGTCATCTCTACCTTGCCAGTCAAACATATAATTACTATTTCCTGGATACTTCTGTATTCTTTCTAATTCATCTGGTGTTAAATTAGGAAACTCTTGTTTAAGATCTGATAAGCTAATTCTTTTAACTTCACCAACATACCATATGTCTTCAAAATTAGGATCTTCAGTATATGAATAAACTAATCTAGCTGGATCAACATAATCAACAGTAATACCTTCAGCTTTGTTAAAGCTTGTTTTAGTGCAACCTATACCTAGTATAACTAAATCTTCATTTATTCTTCTTCTAGTTAATTCGTATCTATTTCTATCTAAAGTATTATTTATTAATTCTTCTTCAGCTATCTCTACAGACTGCTTGTAGTCTAACTGCATGTGTAACTCCAGCTCTTCTTTGTTTTGAGGAAGATCTTCAGGGTTTTCAGTAGAATATAAATTTAAACCTAATGTTTGTTGTATGTTATCTAAATATTCTTGAGTCTCTATATCTCTTAATATTCTATTAGCGTATTCTGTTCTAGACTTGAGAGACTCAGGATCTTGAGCATAAGCTTTTATTTCATAAAGCTTTTCAGACATGCCATTAACAACTATATCTACAAACTTAGGTATAACTGGAACTGGTTTCCAGTCTAAGTTTAAATAAGACAAATCACCATTAATAGCTAATTCATCTTTGTATTTTTGAACAGCTTGTTCTCCTCTAGCGTAAAGTCTTAAGTTCCTAAAATTATTAAAGTTAGTAGAGTATCTATTACCTAATCCAGTTCTAGTTCCACTAAACCATTCACCCTCTATAGCTTTGCCAACTTGCATGCCATAGTCATAGCTTGATTTTACTTCATCAGGAACAACTTGATCTGGAAAAATACTATTACTATCAGTTACAACCATTTATTTTATTATTTGTGAAAAACTTCCTTCGTTATTATATCTTTTAATACCTAAATTAACATTTTTTATGCTTCTATCAGCTACAGGTTTGTATAAATTCTTGTTACAAGCCATTATAGCCAAGCCAGAGCTTATTGAAGCATCATGCTTTGTTCTATTGTTTATGTTGAACTTAGCCCAGTCTTCTAGGGTTTTTTGGAAATACATATCTCCATATTCGTTTTCTTTTGATCCTACATAAGTTTCTATGTAAGATTCTATTGCAGCAGCGTGTGCTTGTTTAATATCTTCACTTGAGTTAGGTATTCCACCTATCTCTTTTTCAGTTGTTGAAAGTTTATTCCAAATTTTATCAGGACGATTCATTGAAAAACCTCTATAACCTCTTCTTTTTAAATAGTATAAAAACCTAGGTTTATTATTTTCAGCAAGTATAGGCATGCCGTAAAATACCATAGCCATTAGTACATCTTCAAAAAATATCTCAGCTGTTTGCGGCCTTGATATATATTCTAAAAAGAAATGATTTGGTGGCACGTCTTCCATTGAAAATTTTGTAAGTCCATGTAAAGCTCCGTTAGATCCTTTACCGTCAACTGTACCTGAAATATCGTAACTATCAAGGCCAAAGGCACCAATATGCTCATTGCCAGGACTTTTAACCCCATTCTTTAGTATCACTCGATTTTGTAAGTTTTTAGATGGCACCCATGATATTAAAAATCTACCATTATTATTAGGTACGAATATTACAGAGGTATCTTTTACACCATTATCCCATTGAAAACTTCCTCTAGTTACACTATTTATATTATTTATTTCTTCATTATAATCTATTTGTTCATAGATTTTAGTTAAATTAAATAAACTATCTTTTGTTTCATCTCTAAAAGCATGCGCTTCAGTTCTTGGAAACTGCCTATAATATTCGTTTAAACTATCGCTGTCTGACTTGAGTCCTTCGACTTCATTTTGCCAATGCTCGATAACTCCTGTTGTAATTTCATAACCATCAGCTCCTTTGACTTTACCTTCTGCTCTAACGAATACAGGTAATCCATAAGTATCGATGAATCCTTCGTAGTTCCACTCCATAGGAATGAACAAGCTATAGAGCCCAGAAGATGTTTGTCCGTTTCTATTTCTTTTAGTAACGTCTGAATTGTAATAAAGTTTTCTAAAGTTTTCTCCACCTTTATCTAAAGCATTTGAAGTTGAGCCCATCATACATTTACCTACAATTCTTGAACCAAGACGCAGTGTAGTTTTTGTAACTCTCCAGTTGTTTAATATATTATCAGGTCTTTCCCATTTACCACTTTCATCATGAGCTAATAGTTTTAGCTTTTCACCATCATAAGAGTTATCACCTGTGTTTTTCCAATCAATAGTTGTATCAAGTCCGTCTAGTTCTCTAAGCTGTTCATTCGA